AAACAAGGCTTTGTATCCAATATTCACAGGTACTACTAACCGAGATACTGACCTTAGACCTATGATAGATGGATGTAACTGTTTATCTAATGGCTTACTAGAATGTAATGGTCTATGTGGAGGTGCTGGAGGCAATGGCTATAACAATTCAATCTTAATAATATGAAGCACTCAGGAGTCTTATCAATTATAGTATTCAGTACAGGATACTTAACAGGCATATCATTAGTATGTGAGCCTGCTATATATCTTAAGTTAGCAGGAGCTACAGTGATAGGATATCTTAGTTTTATTTTAGCATTACAAATCGAGGGAGAACAATGAGAACACAACTATCACTACTACTAATATCAATACAATCCAAACTTTTGACACTTATATCTATTTGCTTTGCATTCTTTTTACCAATAAGTGGTATTCTTATAATGATAGGAGTATTAATTATCATTGATACTATCACTGGCATTTGGAAAGCTAAAAAGATAGGGGATAAAATAACTAGCAGAAAGCTCTCAGCTATCATTAGTAAGTTAGCACTCTATGAGATTACTGTGATAATGTTCTTTTTGATAGACCAATTCATACTAAATGACATCATCCTCACTTTTTTCAGTGTACCATTTATGCTAACTAAAATTGTAGCTCTAGTATTATCTAGTATTGAGGTGATGTCTATCAATGAGAATTATAAAGTAGTAAAAGGGATAGACCTATGGCAATCAATGAAGTTATTATTTTCTAGAGCTAAAGATATTAAAGAGGACCTAAACAAACTGAAATGACTAGATGGGAACTGACATCTAAATATGGTACTGCTAATGTAACAGGAGCAGGATACTTAGTGAAGATTAAGTTACCATATCCAATGAGAATTGCTTGGGACTTAGACAGCACTGTCAATACTATGATGTGCCATAAGTTAGTAGCTGATAATTTTACAGCTGTATTCAATGAGCTTCTAGCTACCTATGGCTATGATAAGATTAAGGAGTTAGGGATAGATTTATTTGGTGGATGTTTCAACTATAGAAAGATGAGGGGAGGTACAGCTTTATCTATGCATTCATGGGGGATAGCAATAGACTTAGATCCTGCTAGAAATCTACTCAAAGAATCAGCGAAAACTGCTAGATTTGCAAGACCTGAGTATCAGAAGATGATAGATATTTTCTACAAGCATGGCTTTATATCTTTGGGTAGAGAGAAGAACTACGATTGGATGCACTTTGAAATAAAAGAATGATGAGATACTTAGCTATAATCTTACTACTCAGCAGCTGCTCTGCACAATACCATTTAAACAAAGCAATTAAAAAAGGATATACCTGTGAGCAAACAGGAGATACTATAAGAATCACAACTTTAGATTCTATCCCTGTTATCATTCATGATAGCATAGTATGGGAAAAATTTATAACTACTAAAGATACTATTATTAAATACAATACCGTTTATGTTCCTAAGACTAGGCAGGAGAAGAGAATAGAGTACAAGTTAAAAGTTAAAACTATATACAAAGATAGGATAGTTGAGAAAGCACAAGCTAAGGCTACAAGACCTAGAGCTAATGGCAATCTTAGTTTATTATTTGTAGGAGTAGGCATAGGCTTACTGCTATCATATCTCTTTAAATTTGTTAAAGACAAATATTTGTTCTAAGTTTATACCATCTATGGTAAGAAAAAGACTGTTTTTTGACATTGAGACATCATTCAATGTCGGTATATTTTGGCGGTCAGGATATAACCTAACTATTAATCCAGGTGACATCATTCATGAGAGAGCAATTATCTGCATCTGCTATAAATGGGAGTCAGAGGGTGATGTACAATTCCTAACATGGGATAAAAAACAATCAGATAAGGCAATGATTAAAGCATTCCTCAAAGTTATGGCTCAAGCTGATGAAATTGTGGCTCATAATTGCAATAAATTTGACCTCAAATGGATACGCACAAGAGCCTTATTACATGGTTATGATGTTATGCCCTCACCTAAGACTATAGATACTCTTATATGGGCTAGAAAGTACTTTAATTTTAACTCAAATAAACTAGACTATATAGCTAAGTATTTAGGAGTAGGTCAAAAGATGGATACAGGAGGACTAGACCTGTGGAAAGATATAGTATTTAAGAAAGATCAGAAAGCAATGGATAAGATGGTGGCATATTGCAAAATGGATGTTACTGTACTTGAAGCTGTATTCAATAAACTCAATTCTTATGCAGTTCCATCTACTCATTATGCTGTAATGGAGGGAGATGAGAAGTTCTGCTGTCCTGAATGCACTAACTATAATGTGAGACATAATAAGCAGGTAGTAACTGCAGCAGGTACTATCCATTATTGGATGCTGTGTAATGATTGCAGAAAGCACTTTAAAATAAATAATAAAACTTACACAGAATTTTTGAAATTCAAATATAAACACTAAATTTACACTTGTTTCCATAGTGTAGAAAGCAGTTGTAAGCTCCCCAGCACGCAGCTGCTTTTTTTTTGCAGTCGCAAATTGCGACCTTACAGGGGGACAATTTATCCCCTAGTCTTATTTAGAATGAATATAAATTACTCTTTTTTATTGCAGATATAAAACTTTATACTATCTTTGGCGTATAGTTATCAACAATTAAAACTTTTACACATGAAAACATTTAATGAAATCTTAGATTATTTAGAAGTACAACAGCAGGAGGATAAGCTAAACACAAATCAACTGCATTTAATTATTCAGACTTTAACTACATTTTTAAACAAAGAGCAGTTACAGGAAATTGAGAATTTATTTAACCAATTTAAAAGATAATACAATGAAGAAACTAATTAAATACTTTACTCCTGTAGGAGAAGAGCAGATAGCATTTGCTAAGGCATTTATTATAGTAACATCTGTAATACTATCAATCTTATTTTTATTCACTTTTTTAGAACTTATATTATGAACTTTATAAACTTATTCAAAAGAGACAATACTTATTTTTCTAATTGGACTACTGACTATGATAGTGATGTATACATAGCAGGTACTATTGAGCCATTTACTTATGATGCTACAGAGACTGATGATGGAGATATGTCCCTGTTTATTCTAAGTGATGCAAATCTTAACCTACTTAAATCTAAGCTATGACATTCAACGCAATTATAAAATTTTGGACTAGCAGGAGAACAGCAGAAGAGCTAAGGGGTGGATTTAATCTACCTCTTTACCTCAAGTATTTACAAGTCATAAATAATAAATCTAATGACTGAGTTCACACAGCTAGCTAGAAAGGTCCAGGACACTATAGCTAATGGTGATTATACTCACCAAAAATACCTAAGATTCAGAGAATGGTACTTTCAAAATTATGAGGGTAGTAAGAGGAATGCAAATAGAGATTTTGCAATGTTTGATTTAATGTATGGCTTAGATGTGCCAATAAAAAATGATGATAATGAAGATATATAAAGTAGTGTATAAAACCTTTGACTATTGGAATGGTCCTGTAAAGTTAGTGACCAGGATAGTAGAGGCATATGATGCTGATCATGTTAAGCAGCTCATACAGAAGAATGATGATTTAATTCTATTAATTGAAGAGGTATGAATGACATCATAAGAGAAAGGTATCCATTTGAGCCTACTAAAAAGATAGCAGATGACTTAGGACTTAGTGAGAAATCAGTGTACAGAAAAGCATGGGCTATGGGTATTAAGAAAGATCCTGTATACTTAAGGTCTACACAATTCCCTCCAGGTTATCTAGGTGGTAAAGCTACTCAATTTCAGAAAGGTCATGCTTCTGCTAACAAAGGACAAAAAATGTCCACAGAAGTATATCAGAAAGTGGCTCATACTATGTTTAAAAAAGGTACTGTACCTCCTAACACTCAGCCTATAGGTACTATCCATCAGAGAAAGGACACAAGAGGGAAGATGTATCAGTATCAGTATATTAAGCTGGCAGATTGTAAGTGGCAGCTGCTCAATAGATATACTTGGGAGATGCACAATGGACCAATACCTAAGGGGATGGTAGTAGTGTATAAGGATGGTAATTATCTAAATAATGATATTGCTAATCTGCTAATGATAACTAAGAAAGAAAATATGGCTAGAAATACTATCCATAGATTGCCTAAAGAGCTTCAGCAGGTAATGAGATTAAAATGTAAACTAATAAAAAAAATAAATAACAATGGCACAAAACAAACTAAGTGATTTAAGAGATCACATCTTCATGGCTCTCGAGAGATTGAGTGATGAAACATTAACAACAGACCAGGTGAATGTAGAGGTGGATAAAGCTAAGGCAATATCTCAGCTCGCAGGAACTCTAATCCAATCTGCTAAAGTAGAGATAGATTTTATTAATGCTACAGGAGTATTAGAATCTCAGTCTGATTTATTTAAGTCAGTAACACAAAATAAATTGTTATGACAGCAGTACAGCAAGTGTTTAGTGAGCTACTAGCATTACATCCTCAGCTCTTTAACATTAACTCAGTAGAGGGTAGAGAGTTTGTCCATCACTTTCATAATTTTTTGGCAGTGGAAAGAAAGCAAATTACTAAAGCATTTGATATGGGTGAAAAATATGAACATCATTATCTTAAAAATTCATCACCTAAAATTAATTCAGATGAATACTATAATCAAACATATAAATCAGAACAATGAAAGAAATAAATTTTTTAATAGGACAGATTGTAAAGTATCAGCTAGATACTGACTGCAGAAATAGAGCATATGTCTATAAGAGATACTATGTAATGTACAGGCTGAACAAATGTAAGGTATCACTTACTCAAATAGGTAAGATGCTGAATAGACATCATGCTACTGTTATTCATGGGATCAGAATGCATAGAAGATGGACCAGGATGCAGGATAAAGTATATCTCCATGAGATAGAGCCATTAGTTCAGACTGCTCTTAATAATGATTATGAGGATAAATACAAAGTTTCGGCAATAGAGAACTTTAACTACATCAATGTGAGGATTCAGATGCCATGGGAGTATGATAAGGTCCAACAATTCAAAGAATATATGACAGCTAAAGAATTAGCTGAAATAATTTAAAGCTCTTCGGAGCTTTTTTTGTGCTGTATAATTTCCTTACTGATATTGACTTGTAGAGAATTAGCACAAAAGTACAATTCACATCCCTATACTCTATAATATATATATTTTTATTTACAATATATTTTTAATAAAAAAAAATTTATTTTCATATTA